CTGGAGGCAATGGATTATAAATTATTAGTAATACTTAGAGCTATTGAAGAATGTATGGGTAGTTGGTTTATCTTTGCTGATTGCGATATTCAATTTTTTAATCCGTTTTTAAATGATATAGAAGTATATTTAAAAAGGAATGATTTAGCTTGTCAAGAAGATAGGGGTAGTCTATGCGCAGGCTTCTTCGCATGCAATGCATCAGAAAAAACAAAAATTCTTTTTCAATCTATAAGAGGTAACTTTAGAGGTATGGTGAATGACCAAGCAGAACTAAACAATTTTAGTTATTTAACTACAAATACATTATTAGATGCAAAGAAATACTTTACAATTGGAAATTTCTTTACGAATACAAATAACAATACACACGAGTGGGATGGAGAAGCAATAATATTACCGCCTGAAGAAATTTTAATACACCATGCTAATTATGTTAGAGGTACAGCAGATAAAATAAGGCTTATGAATCTTATTAGAGAAAATTATAGAACTAAAAATTATGCAGTATGATTTTAGTAATTTAAGGATTCCAAATAAAGGTCCGGTGTATCCGCCCTATCACGAAGGCCCATACTTAGAGGAATATTTTTATAATTTTTATTTAAAAAATAAAGATAGATTTGATAAGACCGGCTTTACTTTAATACCTATCTTTTGGACTGCTGTTTACAATCAAAACGTATTCTTTACAGCACAAAGCGATAGTAAACATCTTGTACAGGAATATATTAATGTATTACCGGGGGGTAAATATTTTTGTGTTTCACAGCACGATGACGCAGTTAAAGAAATATTACCAAAAAATACTCTTAGCTTTGAAGCAGGTGGTAATAAAAATGGTATACCCATACCTTTAATTTGTTCACCGATAAAGCGAATACCAGAACATAATAAAGAATATTTTTGCTCTTTTGTGGGCAGCTTTACACATCACATACGAAATGAAATTTTTAATAATTTTAATTCAGATAATGATTTTAAATTTGTTACCAGTCAATGGGAATCTACAGTTTCAAGTGATAAGTTTGATAACTTTGTAACTACTACTAGTAAGTCAGAATTTTCATTATGTCCGCGTGGCTATGGACCTTCAAGCTTCAGACTTTATGAAATACTACAATTAAATTCAATACCAGTTTATATATATGACAAAGCATGGCTACCGTTTGAAAAATATTTAAACTGGAGCGATTTTTGCGTTTTAATAGAGCAAAAAGATATTAAAAATCTTAAAACTATTTTAAAATCTATTTCTTCTGAGAAAAAACAAAGCATTTTAAAGATGGGTAAAGAAGTATACAATAATTTCTTTACATTAGAAAAGACATCGGAACAAATATTAAAGATGCTTGAAGATCATGAATAATATTTTTGCCTCACCTAACCATATATCTGGGCCTTTTCATACGTATGAGGGAGTAAAAATATCTTCTCTTGGTAATAATCTTATGCATTTTTTCTTTATATATAATTTAGCATGTACAAAAAATCTTAATCTATTTTTACCTATAAGTACACACTTAGAAAATCTTTTAGATATAACTCATTTAATAAAACCACTACCAAGCGATGCAGTATGCGTTTTTAAGGAAGAATTTGGTGGTACTATTGATGAATATTTTTTAAAAGATTTAAAAAATGTACATAAGTCAAATAGACTCTTAAAGGAACAAAATTTACCTCTGCCTACAAATTTCTGGGTTGAGGGCTGGTATTGTGCTAATTCTTTAATGCCGTCGCAAGAAAATATTAATAAATTAAAATTTCAAAAAAATATTATAGAAGAATACGAAGCTAATTTTAAATTTTTAGAACAAGAAGATCACATATCTTTACATTATAGAGGTACGGATTTTAAAGCACACCCAGTAGGGTGGGGAGATATGAGATTACCATTTAAATATTACAGAAATTGTCTCAATGAAGCTAAGAAAAAAGGCATTAAAGTAGTAAATGTGTTTTCTGATAAAAAAGACGAAATAGTTGAAAACTTAAAAGAATTTAGAAACGATTTTAAATTTTATTTTATTTCTAATACATGCTATATAGATTGGTATTGTATATTTAAATCAAAAAATTTAATATCTTCTAATTCAACTTTTTGTTGGTCAGCAGGACTTTATAATAAGGACATAGTATTTCAGCCTAAGAAATTTTTGCTTTATAATATCGACAGAAATGTCTTATTCCCAACAGATGTATATTATAATAAAAGTATTGTAATTTAAGATTTATATACTATAATTCAGTTATGATTATTAAAGATATTAAGCTATACGATGGTGAACTACTACATTCTAGATTTGCATATAAGTTTTTTAGACAGAGGACGCTTCCAATTGGCAATATTATTGCATTTCGAGCTCCTATGAAAGTTGAAGCAGCGGGAATGATCGATTCGGAAGATGTGCTTAATAATGACTACATTTATAGTGATGATGCTATTAACTTTCTATGGGAAATTCCTAATTTAGATTCTTTTGGCGCTGTAGCTTATCAGCGTTTGCTTAATACGCAGATTGCACAAATTTTATCTAATAATTATATTAATGCACCTATTGAGGTTGATGGCGATGATCTCATAGTACATAAAGAGCATGCCCAAGGCGGTGTAACACAACCAAAGGGTAAATGTTCAGTTAGTATTACATACGTTAAGAATGGTATAGCGCTTGGACATACGGGTATTAATATTACTGCAGGTAAGAAAGCACCTGCATTCGCTTACTCTACTAATCTAACTGATGAGCAAGCTAATGCTTTTATGGGTGATATTGTTAAGCTATTCTACGAATTGAATGACGATTTGTTTATTGCTACGACAAAAGTTATTTGTTAATGACAATATTTGATTACATATCAAGTATACTCTTTACTAAAAATAAGCTGACTACAGCTACTATTGATACAGAAAACGAGTTCGTTCCATATCTAGTAAACAGATGGATTAGTATGTATTCCCCATCGTGCGCTAAATTATCTAATGAAATTAATCGATATCTAAGTGTTTTAAATAAATCAGAATTGTATTCTTTATGTATGTCTCTATTTGGTCGTGTTCCGAATAAAAAAATAAACTATTTTAAACGACAAAAAGATGAAGAGAAGGATAGTGAAGATTTAATTAAGAAGGTTGCTCTAGCAAGAGAGCTTTCTTCGCGTGAGATTAAAGAGTACTTTAAACTGTTGAATTATAATAATGAATAAATAAATGGTTATATGCCTGTAAACATCGACGTCCTACCTGTCCAAAAAAGTCTTATAGATTTATCCGAACTTCCAAAAAATTCATTCAATTCTGTTTTTATGGGATATAATTTAAAATCCCTACTTGACGATGTATTGTTAGTTAGGTTTATGGATGAAACAGATGATGGTACTTCTATTTTACGTAATGGTATTGTTGTACCAATTAACGTTGATACAAAAGCATGGCGTATCGGTGTAATTGTACTCGCTGGTCCAAATGCAAAGCATACTAAATCTGGCGATTATGTTTGTTTTCCGAACAATCTAGGTATACCGGTAGCTAATATTGATGTCGATGGTTATGGCACCCTAAAGAAGGGAATATTCTTAAACGAGCAAAGGATATTTGGTGTTTGTTCTGTTCGTAATTATAATGAAAGTGTCGCTGCCCACATTAAAAAATCTTCTTCTAACCAACGTAGCAGAAATTAAATTTTTGCGTCGAAGGCCTAAGGCAGGTTCACCACCGGCTAGACGTATGTTATGTACTAATGCTCTCTCTCTTCTCATGAGCCCTGAGGGGCGCCTAGCACTAAATTATAGACGCGCAATTAATATGCCAAAATATAATCCAGAGGCAAAAAATTTAATAATTACATGGGATATTTTTATGCAAGATTATCGTTGTATTAATGCTGCAGCATGCGATTTAATAAACGCTATACCCGCAAATAAAACGTTTTGGAATTATTTTAATCAACGGCTTGCATTATTATCAACCGATCAAAAAGTAAGGTTTATGAATACATGACATCACCAGAAATTATAGAAAAAAGTTTAGAAAGCTTTCTTCAGAAACGTGTTGTGTTTGCTCTAGAAAGTAAAATATTAAAAAAAGGTAAGCTTATTTTATTTTGTATTAAAGATTTCTTCTGCATTTTTACGCTTGTATGTGAAGAGAAAAATAACAAAAAAATTATGTATGAGATCCCTTACCCTTTTGAATTTACACATACGTCAGCAAAATTAACGTTTGACTATACTGTTTCTTCTTTTACTAAAGGAAAGTCTGATGTGTTAACAGCATTTAAAAAGATTAATATTGGAAAGCCTTCCAAATTATTAAACAAAAAAGTTTCGCTTTATACCGTTTAATATCCTGTTAAAGCAGTTATAATATATTAGTGTTCAGTAAGTATGTACAGCATTTTCCGAGAGATTATAACCCAAGCGATAGACAGATTGACTTAATTAAGGGTGTTGAGAGAGTTTTTAATAAAGGCAAAAAATTTGCAATTTGTTGTGCACCAACTGGTTCGGGTAAAAGTTTTTTAGCTAAAACGCTATCAGGACTGAGCTCTAAGCCGACCGAAAAGTTTGTAGAAAGTATAAGATCATACTCTGCATATAGACAAGATTTTGCCGGTAATTATATTAATGAAATTGATTGCATATCACAACCTCCATTTGGAACGTTTACACTTACAATTACAAAATCGCTGCAAGATCAATATTTAAACTTATTTCCTGATACCAATATTTTAAAAGGCAAAGCTAACTATCTTTGCGATGTGGATCCAGGGTTTGATGTTGAAACTGCGCCCTGTGTTCTAGTACCGAAGATTAAAGAAGACTGTTGGGAAAAAAATCGATGTCCATACTATAATGCACGCAATACATCTGTATTATCAAAGTTTGCAGTACTTAATTATAAAATGTTTTTATCATTACCGAGTCATATTAAAAGAAAAAATTTTATCATATGCGACGAAGCTTCAGAACTAGAGGACGAGTTAATTAAAAGATTTTCAGCAGAAGTAAATTATGAACGCTTAAAGCTTTATGGTGTTGAATGCCCGGTTCTTATTACAGATAGTATGGATAAAACAAGAACCTGGATTAGTGAATTTATTTTTAATATCAGTGAAAAAACAAACCAACTTATTAACCGTGTAAATAAAAAGCAAAGAACTCTCTCACAGCCTGAAAAAATTAAATTACAATATTTAAAATCATTATACAGTTCTCTTCTTGCGGTAGATAATTTATGGAAAGATTGCGAGTATGTTATTGATAAGGACAGCAAACGAGTCGTGCTAACACCTCTTAAAGTCAGTAAGCTTACAAAATATATCTTTGATTATGCTGATAATGTAGTACTAATGTCTGCAACTATTATTGATCATAAAAATTTTGCTAAAAACTTAGGTATAGAAGATTATGATTATGTAGAAGTTGAGAGCGATTTTGATGCACAAAAATCACCGATTTATGTTTCATCTCAAAATAAACTCAATTATAAAAATTTAACGAATACTCTCCCCTCTATTTGTAATCAAATAAGAGCACTAACAGACCATCATTGTCTCGAAAAAGGTATTATACATACCCATTCTATGGATATAACTAATTTTATTAAAAGTAAATTAGGTAATAGTAAGCGATTTTTATTTAGAGACGATATGACAAATAATGAAGAGATTTTAAAAGAGCATTATGAATCCGATTTTCCTACTATACTGGTATCACCTTCGCTCGCTTTTGGTGTTGATTTAAAGGATCATTATGCAAGGTTTCAGATTATTGTTAAACTCCCATATCCCCCGCTTTCTTCAAAACATATTAAAAAGAGGTTTGATATAGATAAAGAATGGTATGAAAACAAGATGCTAAATGCGTTAGTTCAGGCCTGTGGTAGAGCAACTCGAAGTAAAAATGATTTTTCTACTACATATATACTTGATGGCAATGTTGTTAACGTATTAAAAAGGTGCAAACATAAGCTTCCGAAATCTTTTATTGATAGGGTTTGCTAATAAATAATATTGTGAGAAAAGAAACATTTCACTTTGAGATAAAAGATCTTATTACGCAGTTCGTAGCTGCGTTTGATGATATTATAATTAAACGTTACGATAAGAATAGAGAATCACAAAATAAGGTTCAAGTAAGATATTTGTATGCTCCTAAGCAAAGAGTTTTATATGATTTAGTTAATAAGGCGCAAAATTTAACAGTACCTGTTATAGCTGTTAATATAAACAGCGTTAGTAGAGATGAAACGAGAGTATTTAACAAGCTGGGCGGTTTTTATATTGCACGAGGTACTGGTGAAAAAGATACGCAAATTAATTCACAATTCTATAGAACACCAGTTCCTGTAAACATACAAGTCAATATGTCTATTGTTACTAAGTTTCAAACTGATATGGATCAAATTCTTTCAAATTTTATACCATATAACAATCCATATATTATTCTTTCCTGGAAAGTACCTAATGAAATTGCAGCGTCTGTTGTTCCGCAGGAAATAAGAAGCGAAGTTACCTGGGACGGCGGTGTTACATTATCTTATCCTACAGATATCGCTGCTAATGAAAAATATAGAATAGTAGGCGATACGGCATTTACGATTAAGGGGTGGTTATTCCCTTACGCGCAATCACCGGTAAGTAATATATACACTGTACAAGCAAACTTTAGGGCTTCTTCTCTAATAACAACCTACGACGAACTATCCGGTGATACATTAGTATACCCTGTAAGCACCGGTTTAATTAATGAGACAGAATCATTTACCCTGTCATCTAATCCGCAGTTTACTAATATAACTTGGCAGAATACTTTGTTTAGCTAATAAATAAACAGTTTAAGTTTAGAAATTGAATATAAATATATTATATCCCTATGGCTCAAGATCCTAATAGAGAAAGTACATTCGGTAGAGATTTGATGAAGTTTATCTCATCTAAACTCCCTTACCAATCATTAAGCGTTGAAGATAAAATTAATAAACTAAATCCAAAATATAGCGAGTTTTTTGATAAAGGTACAAAAAGAGAGGAAGCACTTTCTCGTCAATCAATATCATCCTCTTTAACGTTTACAGATGATCTGTATGCTAATGTAGTACAAAATAAAGATTACCATAACTTTATGTATGCGAATCTACAGCCTGATAAAGGTCGTAGGTTGATGGATTATAGGGTAATGGCTGCCTTTTCTGAGGTAGCTGATGCTTTAGATGAAATATGTGATGAATTTATTAATAAGGATGATAACGGCGATATTGTTAAGCTAAAGATAAAGACAGATTCTCTTTCCGAGGAACAAAAAGAAAAACTAAGAAAAGAATTTCAAAAATACATAGGGTTTTTTGATCTTGAAAATAGAGGTTGGGAATATTTGAGACAGCTGCTTGTTGATGCCGAGCTTTATTGGGAGCATATTATACATAAAAAATTCCCTGAAGAAGGTATCTTAGGCGTAGTAACCGTACCCTCTGATTTAATTGATCCGATTTTTGAAAATGTACAAAATCAAATAGTACGCGGCTATCTACTTCGAAAGAATATTTACGATGCGAAGAACCCTGGTAAAGTAGCAAAAGTAGAGCTCGTGCCAATGGATGTTAATCAGATTACCTATGTTAGTTCCGGAATATGGAATGAATCTAAAACCTTAAGACTTCCGTTCATTGAAAATGCAAGACGTGCATATAGACAATTATCTCTTATTGAAGATGCGATCGTAATTTATCGCTTAGTACGAGCACCAGAGCGCTTGGTATTTAACGTTGATGTCGGTAATATGTCTCCACCTAAAGCAGAGGCTTATTTACGTAAATTAATGCAAAATTATTGGTCGCGTAGAACTTATGATGCTGATCAAAGCGCAACAGTACAAAAATTTAATCCGCAATCAATGCTTGATAGTTTTTGGTTTGCAAAGCGCGCAGGTTCCACCGGCACAGAAGTTGTACAATTGCCAGGCGGTGCAAACCTAGGTGAGCTAACAGATTTAATGTACTTTGTACAAAAGCTCTATAAATCACTCAAAGTACCTGTTACTCGCTTAAACGTTGAAGATGTTTTTAAAGATGGTACAGATATACTTCGTGAGGAATTAAAATTTGCTAGATTTATTATTCGTCAGCAACAGCGCTTTGCAGCTGGCTTAAAAAATGGCTTTACGACACATTTAAAGCTTAAGAAGCATTGGGAAGAGTATAAGCTTCGTGATACAGATTTTGAGCTAATGTTTAATGTACCGACTAATTTTTATGAATTAAGAGAAAATCAGAAGTTTCAACTTAAAGCAGAAAACTTTAATTCAATTACACAGAGTGATCTTGTTTCAAAAACATATGCACAAAAGAAATATCTCGGTTGGACAGATTCAGATGTTATGGCTAATAGAGAGTTCTTGAGAAAAGATAGAGAATTACTTTGGGAGTTAGATCAAATTACAAACGGTGGTCCTAATTGGAAAGAGCTTGGAGCTGTTGCACCAGGTCAAGGTGCTGAAGGCGGCGGTGCAGGTGAAGGTGGAGTCGCTGGTGGTGGTTCAGCTCTTCCGCCGCAATTTGGACCTGCTCCAGCAACCGCCGGTGGTGAAGCTGGGGCTCCCGCAGGAGGAGCTGAAGCTGGTCCCGCTGGAGGTGCAGCTGCACCCGCAGCGCCTGCTGCTTAATTGGTTGTTAGAGTATAAATAAC